ACTTCATATGATGCGGCACAGAAAGCGGCAAAGCAATGGAAACTAAAGTCTACTGGCGGTGTTGATGCTTATCTTATGAAAGAGTCTGTTGACCTTGATCTGACGCGACTGAAATTACTACTGGGTAGATAGACATGAAGAGTTTCAAAGATGTGGAACGCATTGACGCACACTGTGAATGCACAGACTTGTATGAGGACTTGATGATTACTGAGTCTGAGTATCAGGGTAAGAAGGTTAAGTTGAACGACCCTATCCGTACATCCGAGAACCCAAACAAGAAGTTCAAGGTGTATGTGAAGAACGATCAAGGTAACGTAGTTGTTGTACGTTTCGGAGATCCTAAGATGTCGATCAAACGAGATGATCCTGCAAGACGGAAGTCTTTCAGAGCAAGGCACGATTGTGCGAATCCGGGCCCAAAACATAAGGCACGGTATTGGAGTTGCTATCAATGGCGCGGAAGTGCCAAGGTAGACAGTTAAATAAGTATAAATAGATGTTATATAAATAACATTATATCCTATGGGAACCCTGAACAATGGCACAAGCAGACGATGCCCGACTAGATCGGATCGAACAGAAAATCGACAAGTTAGCAGATGCTATGGTATCACTTGCTCGTACCGAGGAAAAGATTCTTGCGATGGAAGAGAACCATCGTAATCATTACGAACGTATGAATAGATTCTCACAAAAGTTAGACGCAATAGAAATTAAAGTAAACGAAAATGCTCACACCGTGAGTATCATTAATAAAGTTACGTTTGTCGGGGTTGCCGCTATTATCGGTGCCATCGTTAAAACGTTCTGGTTCTAGGAGACCGTAAGCATGAAAGGTAAAGATATGAGTAAGACAATGGAGGCATATTTGTCTATGGTCTCCGAAGCAAAAGCAAAGTTGGATCCAGTAGACGATAAGGCAAACGATAAGAAGTTCAAGGATCGTAAAGACAAAGACATCGATAACGATGGCGATGTTGATAGTTCTGATAAGTTCTTACATAAGAAGCGTAAGGCAATCGACAACGAGATTGACGGTGGAGAGAAACCTGCCGACAATGCTAAACCTAAGAAGGGTGTTAATCCTTTCAAGAAGGAAGAAGTTGAGATTGACGAAGCACGTCAGATGAAAGATCCTAAGAAAGACTCTATGGTCACTAAGGGTAATAAGACTATCGTAATCGACAAGTCTAAAGAGAAAGAATACCTCAAGAAGGGTTGGACTCTATCCGAAGCACAGGATGATACCGAAGCAGAGAAAGACGATAAGAAACCTTTCCCACCTAAGAAGAAGAAAGAGAAGGGTGGAGCAGACGATGGTGAGACCGAAGCAGAAGCAGAAGATGATGAAGAAGCACCTGCTGAAACTGATGGTGAACCTGAGAACGATGATCCTAAGAAGAAGAAGAAGTCTGGTAACCCTAAGACTGATGACGGTACCGCAGAGATCTCTAAGATTGAAAGCACTAGTCACAAAGCATTCATTGAGATGTGGTCACAGATCGAAGAAGCAGTTAGCGGTGGAGCAAAACCTGCACCTGCCGAGAAGATCGATGACAAAGAGTCACCGAAGGGTAAAGAGTTCATTGCTTTACATAAGGTCGATAAGAAAGAAGTCGAAGATCTTCAAGGTGTTGAGAAACCCAAAGAAGTTAAGTTAAAGAAAGAAGCAAGTGAGTTTGAAGTAATTCGTGCCCTTCTATCTGGCAAAATCTAGTAGTATTGCTTAACACAAAAGAACCTCACTTAGGTGGGGTTTTTTTATGCCCCCAGTTTGTTGATACGGTATTGGGCGAGTTTCTTATCCCATATGTCTTGATCAGATGATGAGAAGTGTTGCGCTCCGTTTCTTTCTCCATATACGATATCAGGATCCTTTCCAAGTGAAGTGACCCAAGGCAGTGACCAGATACTTGGCATTCCATGATACGATTCATCGTACCACTCTCTCTGTAATTTTCTCATATCACCTTCGGTATATCCATATTGGGGGTGAACCCATTGGTTCTCTCCGAATACGGTCTGCCATCCATAGGTACCCTGAAGAGATATCTTAGAGGACACGTCCACCCTATTCTCATGCGATGGTTTATCTATGTACAATGGATACATATTAACGTGTCTATGACTGAAATTCTCTCCCAACCACTTCTGAGTGTTTCTCATAGAATCTATAGTCTCGTGTGGCAGACCTAAGATAAAGGACATATTAACCTCGAAGTGTTTGTCAAGCATAAGCAACCCTTCCTTTACCCTATCAGATGCCATGCCCTTCCCAATTGCCTTTGCGCTTTGATGATTAAGAGATTCAACTCCATACCAGTGTCCCATAATCCCCATTTCTAAACAAGCATCTATTTCTCTTTGTCCTCTACTAATGAGTAGATCTGATCTCATGTATCCGTGGAACCTTGCCTTGAATGGTAAAGATTTTACAACCGCACCAAACTTCTCTATTTTCTCTGTCCGATCATTAATGGTTTCGTCTGTAAGAAGATAGTTTGTAACCCCCCACCTGTCATAGTTTTCTTGCATCTCAGACTCAAAGTCATCAACATCTCGTGTCCAGTCTCCCTTGACTCCTAGTGGATAGTATTCGCAAAACGCACAATGGAACCTACACCCTCGTGATAGTTCTATTGTCAAAGTCTCATTAGATTCGATGTAGTCTCGTTCTTCATATGATACCTTCACAGTACGCTTGGGTTCTGCGGGATAATCATATCGACAATCGATCAACTTATACTGCTTAGAGTATAATCCATGTCCATGCGTGTTTCTGGTCATCTTTTTAAACTTCAGATCCGATCCAGAGTTAGTTAGATATTTGCAGAGGGCATCCATACCATGCTCACCTCTACCTATCATATGGTAGTCTGCGTCTGTACCAGAGATTGAATTGAACATCATACCACCTGCCACGGTAGTCACCCAAGGGTAGTTAGTTTTAATATAGTGGTTTAAGTTTATCTGTTTACCGTATCTCCCATTGAACGGCATACTGAAACCAACGAAGACTGTATCCTTGTGGATACGACTATCGACCAGTGCCTTTAGATCTTGCCAAGAGAAAGCATTCCAGAAGTCTATGACCTCCACATCCCATTCACCCGAATCACGCAGATGAGATGCTATTTTATGAGAACCTGCACTACGAGAGGACTGTATCTTCCACTGCTTTGCAGGAAGACCAAACTGAGTGACCGCGCCATGTTTATCGCTTGCGTAAAGTTCCCAATTAGACTCAAGACCCTTTTCTGGTTCTAGGTTATCAATAGGATATTCTACGTTGAATATAGAAAATATTATACCATGATGCATTTATGTGTTGACTTCTATCAGTACTTAGGTTATAATATATATACTATATAGATCAACACAAGGATATCAATGAAATTCTACATACTTACATCTTCTCTCCTAGAAGGAGTACACCGCGCAACGAAGGTAATCCCTTCCAAAGATATGGTGGTAGTAATAAACACAACCGACAAGGAATATGTCGAACGTGCCGTGGACTATTGTAATGAAAACGAACTCGAATACTATGTGACCGAATCAGATGGTACTCCTGCCACAGGTAAGAACTCCGTACTGAAGTTGTTCCTAGAGAGTGACAACGACTACATGGTACACGTTGATGGTGATGATATAATCACACATCATGGTTATCGACTATATACACGAATGGCAAAGCACGAGTCACCGCCCGACATGGTTGTTTTATACAGACAACCTCAGATCAGAGATATAATAGACTTCGATTATGTACTAAATGAAGTCCAGAATCTAAACGAGCAAAAGGCGTTAAACCTTAATATCAAGTATCCTTATGATAAGTCTGACCCAACCTTTGGTACTATCGACCACGAATACCTGATATATTACTTTAAGAAGTACTTTTTAATAAAAGACAAGACCGCAAACAGATGGGCAACTGATAGGGTAGAGTTCGCGAATATGATGAACAAGTACTCTGAGTCTAAAGAGTTTATGGCAAGGATGGTATTCATCTCTCGTAACATTGCTCAAGAGATGTATTATGATCCTGTTCTTAGTGTTGGAGAAGATACCATACAGTTCTTGAAATTAAAACGACTTGCGGTAGAAGGGAAGTATAATATTATAAGAAGAAAAGAAAAGAACGTTCCTACATATATAAGTAACTATAACGAAAATTCTATTACTAACATAGTAGGACGGAAGGGTAACGACTGGGATTGGATAAGACCTCTCGTAGACGAGATCCTAAAATTGGGCAACCTGCCCGAAGATATTAATTTACCAGAGTTAGATGATGCAACTTACCTATAAAACATTTCAACTGTATGCCGCACAGCACTACGAGAACCCTACCTGTATAGATTCAGAAGAGTTCTTTAATGACTTGAAGAGATTCAAGTATATTAAACGACTATTGAATCGATACTATTCTTCGGGTGAACTCAGTGAGAGACTAATCCTGAACCACCTGATTGTCATATTCAACTGTTGGGGTTACGAAAACGGAATAGAGATGTTGGCACTGAAGATAGATCCACCTCACTGGAGTGCATTGAAACCATTCCTAGTGTACCTTAAAGCAGTAGAGAACGAAGACCTCACTGGTATCCCAATGGATGCTAATGTAATTACTGTATTACGAGCAATGAGACAGTTATAATATGGATGATGATGAACAACAACGCAAAGAAGGGTTTATTGAAACAGTTAGTATCGGTAACGAGTGTGGAACTTGTACTGCTTGTTGTACCTCCTTGGGGTTTACAGGATCCAGTGAAGAGTTTGATCCGAATCCCGAAGGAACTAAAGCACTTGGTATAGACTATGATTTTGGCAACATATGTAATAAGGTATGTGACTATGGTTGTACTATATACAACATGAGACCCGAACCATGTCGTTCGTTTGAGTGTGCGTATATTTTGCACGATCTGCCATTCGAACATAGACCCGATCAGTCGGGCGTGATTACTGAGGTTAAGAAGTTCTGGAACGGTGGCCCTAGTTGGGTACAGGGTGTTGTTATGACAGTAGAGAAGTCTGGTGTTAGTGGCATAACGTCAACTGAGTTTAGAGATAAGAACCGAGAGTTGCTTGAAGATATAATAGTACAGACAGGAATATCTTTAGGTAAAAAACAGGATATGTTCTACTTGGTTTCGAAGAAAGAACAGATAGTGGTGTGGCGATGAGATTCATAGTAACAGATCAGAAAGAACTATTAGAGCATTGTTCTCATTTACAAACCAAGAAGTTTAATCGTTGGACAATCTACCATGATGATGAAGTAGAGGTATATGAAGGTGGGGATCATATTGTACTCTATGCAGGGTATGGTATAGAACAACCTCTCTGGATGAACATACCAGACTTCGATTCACTGAGAGACTTCAATGGCAACTTCTTTGCGGTTAAGATTGGGTGGGATGAGGTTCAGGTTCAACTAGACTATTTCAACAACCATAAAATATTCCATGCAGATAAGTATTTCCAAGAATGGTCTAACCATCTACCGTGGATGACAAAGACCGAAGAGGATATAGTAAGGACGTGGTTAGCATACGAACCATTGCTACAGCGCGAGTATGCTCCAGACCAAGTTTTAACATTCTTTGGTCATATTAATAGTCTGCTTCCTGACTATGATTATATGCAAGACACTAAGGACGCATATAATTCTGAGACACGGACAGACCCAGATAAATTGGTAGAGTATATACACAAGTGTATGTTCGAACATTCTAATGTGATTAAGTCTCGTTATAAAAACAGGTTTATATCATTGAGTGAGGGTATCGACTCTGCTCTCCAGTCACATTACTTCCCAGATGATCCTCAGTATATGTACTCTCTGTCAGAGTGTGATGCAGGAGATGATGGTAAGAAATATAAGAAACTAGTAGAGAATGATTATACTAACGTCACGCACGAAGTATTCCCTACTGACAGATTCAGAGAGTATACCTTTAAGTATCTCCATGACTCTGCGACCCGATGGGGATCGATTCTTCCTACAATGAAACAGGTTGCTGATTGTGAAGTAAAACCAGATATTGTCATGTATGGTGTTAACGGAGATGAGATGTTCTTCCGAGACCTTATACCTCATATGCAGATGTTGGCACTAGAGTATTGGGATGAAGATCGCGACAGGACTGTACACAGTGTACTAAATGACCTGATGTGGAAGAAGCACCAGTATGGTGCGTGTTATACTCTGGGTACTGATCCTTCATTCGAGTGGCACGTTGATGACTTCATTAAGCAATGGTTCTATAAGGATCGCACTAAAGAAGCAGGATTGGATATTATGGCAAAGTGGATGACACCTAAGATGTACACAAGAACCATTTCTCAAAACAATGATGTACTTACCGCATCCCTATATAATGATAGAAGGATATATCACGAGATACTGAAGTTGCCCAAACAATATCTGATTGAGTTCGCAATGGATACTCCTATACAGAAGAAGATCCTCAAAGATAAGTTTGACTATGTATGTCGGACTCCACACAAAGATGCGCTATACGCAGACTACGAAGGAATATTCTACAGCATATATGATGCAACAATGCCTCAGTGTATGTCTAAGAATGTATAAATAGACTCATGGGAATATTAAAATCAGCGGCAGACCTCGTATACACGATACGATTCTTAAAACTTCTAGTGACTCCGTTCGAAAAGACGGATGCATTCGAGGCAGGGATCATCGATGCCGATGGAAAGAAGAACAAAGAATTTACTCTAAACGACATGGACGATAGGGACGCATACCGCAGTTACTACACCCCCTTCCATAGACTTGTTTTCAATCTAAAGAAGATCATGGCAAAGGTACCGGGAGGTTCCTCTATTGTTGCACGTTATGGTGCCGCACTTGCATTGATCAAAGAACATGGTGAACTATCAGATGCCAACGTAGACAGGATCCATGCCAAGACTGGTATCGACCTCCTTGATTGTCTGGCAGAAGAATCACAGTGGTTTATGACAGAAGGACATAGTATTAGTCCGGGAATGTATAAGATGAAGAATGAATCATTGACTGACAAGGCAGATGAGATCATCTCTAAAGGTGATCAGATCAGAATCACTACCACAGACCCAATAGACGAAGTACTTGGATTGCCTATCTACGAAGCAATTCATGTGCGAAGCAATCAACGTTTGTTAGTCACTACCTCCGAGATAACAAAATGACTCTACAAGACAAATATGACCTAGTGTTTCTTAACGAGATCCGTGGAATCTCCCTAGAAGGTCATATGGAATTGACTGCTAACACCGAGAAGACAATGGTAGAACTCTTGGATAAAGTTAAACCTAAGAGAATGTTAGAGATTGGTTTCAATGCAGGACATAGTGCCTTTATGTGGCAGACCCTTGGTACCACTCTAGAATACTTTCATGCAGTTGATATATGCCAACACCGATACACCAAACCATGTTCACAGATAATGCAGACAGTATTCCCTGAGTTTAAGTTTGGTGAGATGGACTCTAAGAACCTTGGTGAGACACGCAGTCTTATAGAATATGACACAGTATTCATTGACGGTGACCATAGCGCGGAAGGATTCGCCTCAGACCTTCGTTCGTGTATGATGGGACAGGTAGATAACATCATAGTAGATGATTGGGACTTATCCAGAGGAGTTAGACATACTCTTGCATCTGTGGTCAATGACGTTAACAATCCTTACCAGATCACAGGATTCTACAAGTACGATAACGATAATATAGTTAGGGGTGGTAGAACAAAATCTGTCATCGCACTAGTACAAAGGATAATACCAGATGATACCGTTTAAAAGATGGACAGAAGACACCACTACCGCATCCGTGGTAGGTACAGGTGATGACAATGAGACNGTNGTCATGCGCAAGAAGTACGACAAGAAGAACAAACGTAAAGACCAACTTGACGTGTTAAAGAGATTTATTAAAAAGACACAGAAATAGATTGACATAGCAGTGCGTGATGTGTTATACTGAACTCTTATTATTAGGAATATATTATGGAACAAGCACAGCACAGAGGTTACACTGTATGCATCTTCGATGAAGAAGATGACTACTCTTGGGTGTTTCAAACTCAAGATCAAACAGATAGAAATAAGTTGATATTAGTTCCAACTGAAGGTTACACGGGAACTAAATACCTTCACCCCGATAGATTTATTATCAAGAATCACGCGGCATCTCTAGTCAACCACTTCATGTGGGAGGGATTAGTGTCGGCAGAAGAACACGATTCGCGGATGTGGTCAATGATTAATAACTTCATTGATACGAATAAGCAGTACCTTATAGAAGACTACACGTTCGTTGAAGACGAACCCTTTTACGATTACAGTGGCGGCAGGGATTAAATGAAGATAGATAAAAAGAAAGATAAGTTACTAGCAGATTATGCAGTTGGAATGTTAAAGGACTTTTATTTGAATGAGAATGAGAAGAGTCCACAAGAAGCATATGCTCGTGCGGCAACCGCATGGAGTACCTACAAAGAGACCTTAGACGAAGACTTAGCAGAACGTCTATACTCATATGTGTCAAACAAGTGGTTTATGTTTGCATCACCAGTTCTATCGAACGCACCTAACGGAACCAAGAAAGGCAAAGGTATGCCTATCAGTTGTTTCCTAACCTATGTACCTGATACCCTAGAAGGATTGATCGAACACTCGTCTGAGTTACGATGGTTGTCCGTTATGGGTGGTGGTGTAGGTGGTCATTGGTCAGATGTTCGTACTGTATCTGATGTAGCACCGGGCCCGATGCCGTTCATTCATACCGTAGATGCAGACATGATTGCCTACCGTCAAGGCAAGACTCGTAAGGGATCTTATGCGGCATACATGAACGTAAGTCACCCTGACATTATCGAGTTCCTTAATATGCGTATCCCTACTGGTGATGTGCAACGTAAGGCATTGAACTTGCATAATGCAATCAACATCTCAGATGAGTTCATGGAAGCAGTTACTACTGGCGGCACGTTCGATCTAAGAGATCCTAAAGACCAGTCTGTTAAAGAGACTATCAATGCTCGTAAGTTATGGGAACGTATTCTTGAAACAAGATTCCGTACTGGCGAACCATATCTGAACTTTATAGATACTGCTAATAGGGCACTTCCTCAACCTCTGAAAGACCTTGGTCTGAAGATCCACGGAAGTAACTTGTGTAATGAAATACACTTACCTACCTCTGCGGAACGAACTGCCGTATGTTGTTTGTCATCATTAAATTTGGAATACTATGAAGATTGGAAAGATACATCTATTGTTAGGGATCTCGTCCGTATGTTGGATAATGTCCTTCAGTACTTTACCGAGAATGCACCAGACTCTATCAGTCGTGCAAGATTCTCTGCCGAACGAGAACGTTCAATCGGATTGGGAGCAATGGGGTTCCACTCACTTCTCCAAAAGCATGGAGTTGCATGGGAATCCGAAACTGCCAGAGAGATCAACAAAGTTGTCTTCGAGAGGATCCAGTCCGAAGCAATTGCCGAAACTGAATTGCTTGCGACTGAACGAGGAGAATACCTTGATGGAGTTGGTTCTGGAAGACGGAACAGTCATCTCCTTGCCATCGCACCAAATGCTTCCAGTGGAGTTATCCTGTCAACCAGTCCCTCTATTGAACCAACCAAGGCGAATGCATATACCCACCGTACTCGCGCAGGGTCGTTCCTCGTAAAGAACCCATACCTAACTCAGTTGTTAGAAGATAAGGGTGAGAACAACGAGTCCAACTGGACAAGCATTATCACCAACAAAGGATCGGTACAACATTTGCCATTCCTTAACGAAGGTGAGAAGTCTATATATAAGACTGCCCAAGAGTTAGATCAGAAGTGGGTAGTGACACACGCGGCAGACCGTCAACCGTTTATATGTCAGGGTCAGTCGGTCAACGTATTCTTCCCTAGTGGTGCTGATAAGTCCTATGTAAATCAGGTACATATCAAAGCATGGAAGGAAGGATTAAAAGGATTATACTATCTCCGTACCGAAGCAAAGCAACGTGCAGAGAATGTATCCGAGAAAGTAGAACGTGTAGTTATGCAGGAAGATACTAGATCATTGGTCTATACTAAAGCAAACTGTCCGTACTGCGCACTGGCAATGGAAGAGTTGAAGTTACGCGGAATACCATTTGATAAGATTGATCTTAAAGAAGTAGGTAAGACAGCGGCAGAAGTTACTGGTCGCAAAGACGTAAAGACTGTACCACAGATATACATTGCAGGTAAGTATGTCGGTGGATACGAAGACTTAATGGAATATTTAAACAAACCAATAGAGACAAGCGAAGACGATGAATGTCGCGCTTGCGAAGGATAATCAATGGCACTACTAGACTTTAGTAAAACATATAAACCTTTCCTGTACCCTTGGGCAGTAGAGTTAACAAAGAAGCACGAAGAGATTCACTGGACAGAGGATGAGGCAGATTTATCTGAAGACATCCAAGATTGGAAACTTAAACTTAGCGAAGGTGAGAAGGAATTCATTACTCAGGTACTACGATTGTTCACACAGTCAGACGTACAGGTTGGTGAGAACTACCACGAGTTGATGATCCCTAAGTTCAAGAACAACGAGATACGCAATATGCTATCATCGTTTGCTAACCGTGAGGGCGTACACCAACGTGCGTATGCTCTACTGAATGATACCCTTGGTCTACCAGACGAAGAGCATTCNGCNTTNATGGAATACACAGAGATGGCAGACAAGATTGACTTTATGAAAGAGGGTGACATTCACTCTCATACAGGACTGGCACTAGTACTCGCACAGTCTGTATTCAATGAAGGTATGTCTCTGTTCGCATCATTTGTTATGCTACTGAACTTCCAACGTTTCGGTAAGATGAAAGGTATGGGTACTATTGTTGAGTGGTCTATCCGTGATGAGACAATGCACGTCCAAGGCAATGCTAAGTTATACCGTGAGTTCTGCGAAGAACATCCTCGTATCATCAATGACGAGTTGAAGTCTAAGATCTACGAGATGGCAAAGAATGCTGTTAAGTTAGAAGATCGATTCATTCACCTTGCGTATAAGTCTGGTGAGATNGAAGGANTATCNGAANCAGATGTTAAGCAATACATTCGACACATTGCTGATCGTAGACTACTACAACTTGGCATGAAACCTAAGTTTGGTGTAAAGGAAAATCCATTACCGTGGTTGGACTGGGTACTGAATGGCGCGTCACACGATAACTTCTTTGAGAAACGAGTTACTGAATACTCTGTAAATGGTATGGAAGGTGACTGGGGATGGGCAGACGAGGCAGAAGAAGTCTGTGCAATTGACGATAAAGGATGTGCCGCATGACCCTATACGAAATAGAATGTCCTGTATGCGACATTAAAACTACCGTAGCAGTACACTACGAAGAAGACCGTCCTGCGTGTTGTCCTATGTGTGGACAAGATAACATCGATGCAGATTCCAGTGATGCGGATATTATATATAATGCATGACATGGAAATTATTTAACGAAGTATACAACCCCGATGAAGACGTACTCAAAGAGTACGTTGGATTCGTGTATCTGATTACCGAACTAGATACGAACAAGAAATATGTGGGCAAGAAGTTCTTCTGGTCTACTCGAAAACTACCACCTCTTAAAGGTGCCAAGCGAAAGCGAACAGTCGTTAAACAATCTGATTGGCAGGACTACTACGGTTCGTCCGAACACCTGAAGGAAGCACTAGAACAAAAAGGTGCCGAAGCATACCACCGAGAGATCCTACATCTCTGCAAGACCAAAGGCGAATGCTCCTACCTAGAAGCAAAGGAACAGTTTGATCGTGATGTACTATTACGAGATGACTACTATAACGCATTCATTGGTTGTAAGATCCACGCCAAACATCTCCCCACATCTCTTAAACCTAAGTGGCAACGATCTCTTATTCCTTAATGTTACCCTAACATTATAAGTATATGACCAAATAGTCTAAAGGAGTCACCGGAAAGACTTGCTTTAATTACAATACTAGGGTATAATACTTGTATTGAATTGATTGAGAGAACTAAATTATGAAGAACTTACCTACTGTCTGCGGTTACTTAGGAGCGATCCTAATGGCAATCTTTGCCTTTCACATGAACCCTGTCATTGCTATAGTAGGTCTGTGTCTGTTGTCTGTTCAAAGTTTCAATGCTCGACTGTGGAACCTAGTAGCACTAAACTTTATTAGTGTCTGTGGATTCATTACTCAACTGATCTAAGGAAAATATATTATGATGAAAGCAAAAGATTTATATGAAGCGAAGTGTAAAGCAATCGAGTACTTCAAAGTCCCCAAGAGCAAGAAGAACCTTGTTGCAGTGGAACCGGGATACGAAGACGATGGAATTTGTGTAGGGTGGTTCGCATTCTACAACCAAAAGAAAGTCGCAATTATGAGGGAGTACTTAGTATGAGAGCATTACTTGGATTGTTTTTAATTATGGGTGCCGTTGGTAGTCAAGACTATGCAATCGAAGCAGGTGAGGTTGCTCCGTCTTTGTGGTTGACTGTTGGGTACTGTGTTGCAGGTTTCACCTTAGTGTATTATGGACTAAGAAAGCATATCGTTATAGCAAAATAGTCTAACTAAACAGTTGACTTCTTGTTATGAATATGAGATAATACTTGTACAGATTGAGAAAGACCTTTGTTAATTATTGAGAGAGAGAAAAGATTATGGCGTATATTAGTCAAGAAGAAAAGAAAGAATTTGCTCCTGCGATCAAAGCAGTCCTAAAGAAGTATGGCATGAAAGGTACCCTTGGTATCCGTCACCACAGCACTCTTGTTTGTCGCATCACTAAAGGTGATCTAGATATCATCGGTTGCAACAACAAGTCTACTATGCAAAGCACTCGCTTCTACGACAACAATGTCTATGACCTTCGTGGTAAGATGGCACGTCTTAAAGAGCAGTACATTGACGTTAACCCACACTGGATCGAAGAGAACTATCGTAGTGATACTCGTGTTATTTCTTTCCTCCAAGAACTCAAGACTGCAATGGAAGGGCCACGTTACTTCAACGAAGATGATAGCATGACTGATTACTTCCACCGTAGTCACTACACTGATATCATGGTTGGTTCTTGGTGCAAACCTTACGAGTGTACTAACGAACAGTATGACATTCAAGATGACCTTGATATGCTTCAGGGACGCATTGATGACCTAGAGCGTGAAGATAAGATGGTTGCATAACCCTTTCGACCAGTCCGAATATTGCTATGAATTGCTATGAGACTGGATATTTCCCCCCTTAATCGGGGGGTTTTTTTAACACTTAATACATTTATAAGTAGGTGTACAAACTCTTAAAACCCTATATACTATTAGAAACAGGAATTATTTAATGGCACATTACCGAACTTACGAGGTCTACGAAGTCTTTGACCTCTTCACCAAAACAACTAATAACGCAGAACGTGTTGCGTTGTTACAAAAACACGACACTCCTGCCTTGCGAGATGTCCTGCGCGGAACCTTCGATGATCGACTTGTGTGGATCTTGCCTGAAGGTGCGCCTCCCTATACCCCGAATCGTCCAGAGTCATCTCCGCAAAGTCTCCATAAAGCACATAAAGAATTTGGATACTATGTCAAAGGTGGTTATGGTAATAACATGAACTCCATAAAGAGAGAATCCATGTTTATGCGTATGCTCGAAAGTGTACACCCTTCCGATGCAAATATAATTTTGTCTATGGTCGCTAAGAAAAGACCAGTGAAATACCTCAACAAGAAACTAACACAGGAGACTTTCCCTAACTTAATACCATAACCTTAAACTCACAACCCACCAAGAGAGGTGTTGATGTCGAAGAACCAAATAGATCGATTGAAGAAGGACAACAAAGAACTAGGTCATTACATTGCTAAACTTCATAAGAAGGGCAAAACAGACTTAGCATATAAGATGTCCAAGAAGCAAGACTTTTTAAATCAAACTATTGCAGATACTCTGCAAATGACTCAATAGGAAGGTGATCCATATCTCTTCACTCCCCCTCACAAGGGGNGTGTCGTATGGACAGTTAGGACAAATATTATGCCATTATATGACTTTAGAAACATAGATACCGATGAGATTACCGAAGCAGTAATATCCATTGCAAACTATGATCAATACCTCATCGATAACCCCCATCTAGTAAGGACGTTCACCAAGGCACCTAGTCTGGTGTCAGGTAGTAAGTCTGCTCTGAGTATGGCGGGGTCGGGACACCGTGAACTACTACAACGAATCAAAGACGGTTCGGGAGAAGGGAATACTATTAAGACATGAAACCAAAACTCGCGCATAAACCTAAGTTGCTACGCATAGATGATCTGCTTACCGTAGATCCAATGACAACAGGACAGGAAGAAGTATTCAAAGGATACAAGTCTGGAGATCACATTGTGATGTCTGGTAGTGCAGGAACAGGTAAGACGTTCACTGCTCTTTATCTGGCACTCGAAGAAGTGTTGGATAGAAGTAATCAATATTCACAGGTTGTTGTGTGTAGGTCAATCGTACCTACAAGAGAGATCGGATTCCTTCCGGGAACATTGGAAGAGAAGATGGATGCGTACACCGCACCCTACAAAACAATTTGTGCTGAGTTGTTTGATGACAGCGAAGCATACTCGAAACTTGCAGAGAATGGAAGTATAGAGTTTATTAGTACATCTCACATCCGTGGTACCACTATCAATGATGCGGTAATCGTGGTAGATGAAATGCAGAACTTGACATTCCATGAGTTAGATAGTATAATAACTCGTGTGGGTCAGAACTGTAAGATCATATTCTGTGGAGACTACTACCAGTCTGACTTCGTTAAAGACGGAGACAAGAATGGTATCATCCGTTTCATGGATATCCTTGAGATGATGAAAGGTTTCACAGTAGTAGAATTTACTTGGAAAGATATTGTACGTTCGGACTTCGTTCGTGACTATATAATGACTAAGGAAATGATTGGAGACAAACAAGATGCTCGTAGACCAAACGGCAAGAAATTTCTCAAGGGGTAAATATGCCAACTAAATTTAAAGAGAGTAGTGTGATTCGTGCGAAAGGATCTGGTAAGAAATCAGTTCAGCACTTCTACATGAAGGACACACCGACTCAAGTATTAGAAGAAGCACTTGAACGTGCAATACCTAAGATGAAGCAGAAGATCAACAATGAGTTGGTCAAGCGGAGTAATGCGTAATGCAATACCCTGCCTACGATCCTGATGGTAACGTTGTTCGTAATGCTGTTTATAGCGAGGAACTGATAAAGAGACGTTATAACGCTTGGCACACCTACGAGGAAGATCTTCTTAATCTAGGTTGGTGCGCACATGAGAAGATGGCAGAGGTAATGAATGCCCTACCAGATATCGAACAACGAACAGACAAAGCAGACTTAGCGTGTGGTACTGGTCTTCTTGCCAAAGCATGGCGAAGACAAGACATGGTTGGATACGATCTTAGTTATAGGATGGTAGAATTATCAAGAGCAAGCGGAAGATATGCTCGTGTGTCCGAACTTAATATCAATAGAACACCTCTGCCAAAGAAGTACGACTTGATCACCGCGTGTGGTTTATTCGGAGTAGAGATGGCAACTGCTATATGTTTACCTAATATAGCGGCAAGTCTCAAAGACGATGGTATTCTTCTAACGACAATGCCACAACACCAAGGATACTATGACGAAGCAGGTTGGCAATTCCAAACCTCTTTTGAACTAATAGACGAAACCGAAGAGTTCCAATCGTGGTTAGGCGAGAATAGCGGAACACCTAAATATCATAAGATACTAACATGGAGAAAAGTAAATGAGCAGTAAACAAAGAGAAGAGATTTTCGAAACCCTAAAGATAGACGAAGGAGTCAAGTATGAAATCTATGCCGATCACCTCGGTTACCCTACTTTCGGAGTCGGCCATCTCGTACTCGAATCGGATGCGGAAAGCGGAATGGAACTCGGAACACCTATTAGCGAAGAACGTGTTGCACAATGTTTCGATGCAGACCTTGACCTATCCATCGCAGAATGTGTTGCTCTATACGGAGANGGGTTCAATGACTTCCCGGATNCCGCACAGCAAGTACTGGTTAATATGATGTTCAATATGGGACGTACACGTCTTNGTAAGTTCAAGAACTTCCGTGCCGCATTAGAAGACCATGACTGGAAACGNGCAGGTGTCGAAGGACGAGATAGTCTGTGGTATAAGCAAGTAACAAACCGTGCCGAACGATTAATGGTACGATTAGAATCAATCTAAAGGACACCCAATCATGGCAAAGTACACACGCCACGATGATANTAATAAGAAACGTGATAAACATAAGAAGTTGTACCAATCAGGTGCAACTAAATTAAGGATCAAGGACGTAGACACTGAGCGTCCTAGATCCAAGAAACTATTGATGAGATAATATGAAGAACGCGATATTCCAGTACATGGTAGTTAATGATAAAGTTGATGAACGTGGGATGATCAAGGACAGNAAGAGAGGTGAACTGTATCTAGAAGTTGCAGAACATTCTCGGAGATCNTTCGAACAGTATGCCTTAACCATAGGTGCCGATCATCACTATGCTGATACACTGGAGTTCGTTAAATCAGATAACAGTACTGCATTGTTGTTTGAATGTTTACGCGTAATCTATGACCCTATGTTCGACCAATACGACAAGGTATTGTTTGCTGATACTGATATCATGGTCAACACAAACGAGGACATCTTTGATCTCTGCGAAGAGGGAGAAGTCTTTGGTGTCCTAGAGAGTGACTATGTAACCTCCACTGGGGGTGGATATAACTCTTGGGACTATAAGAAGCAGAACTTTGCAGACTTCTCTGCCAAGTATCAATATCACGACATTCCTGTCGTGCCAGTATTCGCACCAAACAAACCATCCAAGATCACCATCCTTAATACAGGCATGGTCATATGGACTAAGGAAGCACGTCTTCGTGCGCGTGAGTTATTCATGGACTGGGAAGAATGGTTCTTCGCACCAGAGGAAGCACAGTACCATATGTCTATTATGAACGACCAACCTTACATCTCAGGTCAGTTGATGCAACATGACTTTGATCTAGTAACCATTCCCCAGACGTGGAACGACTCCCCACACTATAACTCAGAGAAAGAATTCTTTGAGACTGCCAAGATGTGTCACTACACAGGTGGTGAGTGGAAGTTAGATATGCTACGTCACATCGAAGAAGGTCGATTCAGTCAGTACTACAAACAGTAATCTGGTCACGCTTAATTGAAATTAATTCTCGAAAACACTTGACTTGAAAACAATAGTAGGGTATAATGGTTGTATAAATTGAGTTAAGAGAGAGAAATGATTATGAATGAAGCACAAACTGTTGAGAAGATGATTGCCAAAATCAAAGCAACTGGCGGTTCTTCTGCCAACCACGAATCTGATGGTGGTGCCAACTATATGTTGGGTTACCTCAGTTCAATGATGGTATCACTTGCCACTAAGTACCCCGAAGTACTCAAAGAAGTTCACGACACTATTGATTGGTTGGAGGCAAACGCATAATGGAACATACACCTAGATATGTTAGATTCAATGACGGAGTGGAGTTCATCTCAGAAGGTGAGTTCCATATTTTGGCAAAATGGTTCTGGGAGTTGAGAGATTACTACCCAGTTGGTTACAAGAAAAGAGAGAATTATGTATAACGATGAGAAAATAATATTAACAGACATTGATGGCGTAGTCCTTAACTGGGCATACGCTTTCCATGTTTGGATGTC